TCAGTACCTGTAGTAGTGTTCAACATAGCAAAGTAACCAACTGCTGTGTTATTATCTGATGTCGTAGCTTCGTACAATGCTCCATAACCGATACCGACATTATTACTGCCTGTTGTCAAATCATAGCCTGTTTGTCCACCTAGAAGTACATTTGATGTGCCTGTGGATACAACTCTACCTGCTTCATGTCCTATAGCTACGCCATAGTTGTTTGTGCTTGAAGTATGGTTCAAAGCACCAAATGCATCTTGACCTATGGCAACTATTCTATTACCTGCTGTGTTAGCATCTAAAGCTGCTGAACCTATTGCTATGTTTGAAGCTCCTGTAGTGTTTGCGTACAAAGCACTTTTACCAACTGCTGTATTATCTGCACCTGTAGTGTTTGAAAATAAACCTGTATAACCAAGTGCTGTGTTGTTAGAAGCTGTAGTGTTGTTTTGTAAAGCACTAAGACCTACTGCAACATTAGATGCACCAGTTGTATTAGCAAACATAGAGTCCTTGCCTACAGATATATTATTTGATGCAGTTGTGTTTGCTGTTAGTGCTCTCATTCCTAAAGCTGTATTACCTGAACCTGTAGTGTTTGCATCTAAAGCTTGAGACCCTACAGCTACGTTATTTGCACCTGTAGTGTTAGCATATAAAGCTAAATACCCAACACCTGTGTTATCGTCTGCTTCAGTAGTATTAAGTGCATAAGCACCAACTGCTGTATTATAAGAATCATCAACTGCTGTTGTTAGTGCTGAATATCCTAAAGCCACATTACGTTGTCCAGTTGTTAGTGCATCTAAAGTAACTGTGCCTAATGCTGTATTTTCATCACCTGTAGTTAAAGATGCAAAAACATCAACACCTACACCTGTATTATAGTTAGCAGCATCTATAGTACCAGTTGCATCATCACCAATCATAATTGATGAAGTACCAAAAGTTTTACTGGTTATGCCGTTGACAGTTGCGCCTCCAGAAGTAGTACCTATGTTTAAACTAGCAAAAGCGTCTGTTACGGCTGCTCCACTTCCAGCACCATCTAAATAAACTGCTTTTACATCACCTGGGGCTATAGTTACATTAGCTCCAGAACCTTGTGAAATTATTATGTTTTGAGATCCACTCGTTCCGTTTTCTATGAATTGCATCCTTTTCATAGTGTTAGGAGCAATGGTTATAGTACAGGCTGAATCTAGTGTTCCTGTATATTGGAGATACATGGATCTGCCAGCATCAGAACTACCATCGGCTACTGTAGTAGTGTGGGTATCTGCGTTAGTAGTAATAGCTTCAGTGCCAAACCCAAGTGCCTCTCCAATTAATTCCAGGTTGGTATTCGTGCTTGTGCCCCAGGTTCCTGACTCATCACCAGTTGCAATTTCTTTAAGTCTTAAATTATTTACATAAGTGGCCATTTATTTCTCCGTTCAATTGATTATATTACCTTTCTCTTGCATAGTTAAGCAACATCTTCCCAGTTAGGTGTTTGACTGTCATCGATAGAAGTAAAGCTTGAAGTTTGGTCTTCCGATATATCTTGAAAATTGGGTGTTTGCTCATCGTTTACATCACTCCAAAGTATGAAAGGTTCTCCAACTTCACCTGTAGATGAAAGACCTGTCAAAATCACCCCTGCTTTTGCTATAACTGTTATAGAACCTAAAGAACTTGTTAATCCAAAACCAGAAACGGTAACTACATCATTATGATGTACTACAACAGATCCAAGGCTTGCCGTTGAGCCTAATCCAGCTACAGGAACATTAGCCTCTCCATCTATATCAACAGAAACTGAACCAAGAGTACCTACTGCACCTTGTATTGATGCTATTGCTTGAGCATTTACACCAGCAACAGGCGATCCTGTAGTTCCAACGACACCATTAATCCCAATCTTTCCGCCAGCATCTACTGCGACACCTCCATTTGAGGCCGTTGCCGCATTAGGTGCTGTAAGTGTGACATTAGCAGCTGCTGAAGGCGTTACAGAGCCTAAAGATGAAGTTGCTACTAAAGTAGATGGTGTGACGTTAGCTTCAGCGTCAACGCTGACTGATCCTAACGCAGAAGTGCCAGCTACACCTGATATGGTGAAGCTTATAGGTATTGATGCTGGTTGCCCCCAGGGACCCTCGCCCCAGCCAGCTCGACCCCAGCCTGACATTTAGAGACTACGCTATTCTAATAATAGCCGTACTTGCTGCTGCCGCAGGGAAAACTACTGTGAAGTCACCAGCAGTAGAAGTTTTATCTCCCCCAAAGTCGATTGTAGCAACAGATTTATTACTATCAGTTGAGTTGTAGATCATACAACCTCTAGCAGTTACCGTAGCAGTTCCAAAAGTCAAATCAGCAAAATCTGTAAAACCAGTTGTGCCGCTTGATGTTGGATCAACTCTAGTTAGGTTAGATCCTCCTGAAGTGTAGTTAGTACCTGATGCCTGTCCTGTAGTAGTAAAAGCAGTAGTAGTAGCACCTAAAGTTGCCGAACTTGTGTATAAGGCAAGTTTGAAAGTGTCTCCGCCTGAATTTTTAAAGTTATGGACGGCTTCTAGCAGCTCTTTTTTGAAGCTGGTTGTTAATGTTGATGAAATAGCCATATTTATATCCTTTTTACAATTTTTGCTACATCTTCCTCGCCAGCCTTAATTAGCTCTTGAATTAATGAAGCTTTATAAGATTTTATAGCATTTTTCATATAAATTAAACAAACCTGTCTTATTGCTTCTTTATATACTCTAGCTTGTTCTTTTATGTGAGGTTCGCTATCTTCAGAAACACTAACAATTTTCTCTGCTAATCTTTCCGCCCAAAACTCAGGAGGATGACCGCCGAAATTAGAAGTTTTAGCTTCTATTATCCCCAAACTTGGCATAGCCCCTGGTGTAATTTCATCTACCATACTTTCGGGTCTCCTGCTTTTGATTCTTTTAGATGCGTATCGTATCGGTCCATAAGCATCGGTTTTTGTTCGTCCTGAGACCTACCTTCTATTTGGCTTTTATTAAATACCCGTAATTTGTTTTCTTGATCGTGTACTATTATTTTTGGATCATCTAAACGATGGTAGCCGTATAATTTATCCTCTACAGGTATTGATGTGTCTAATAGGGTGGAGGAATTAGCTACTTCTATTTGCATACCTGAGTTTTGGCATTTTGATAACCAATACTCTACGCACCCTCTACCTGACTCAGCAAAATATAAATTACCAGTATAAGTAAAATCAACACCAAACATTTTTACGCATCCTACTTTGTTCCATAGAGCAAAAGCTATAGCGTAAGCTACTGTATTATTTAAGTAATAACAATTCAGATCTCTTACCACCTCTTCTATCGGATACAAAACTAAACCTTTTGCCCTGTTATCTAATTCACATGTGTATATAGGTCCTTCATGTGTTTTCAGAAGTTTTTTCATTGACTCTGTTTGACCTCCTGCATCGTCACTGTCGAAAAAACGACTAGCTGGGTCTAACATAAATATACGATCATGGAAGATCACGTCAGCAACGGCATTTATTGCCCATACTTCGTCAAAATGTACTCCATGTGATTTAGCAAGATTGTAGTCAAACCAACTACGTCCCATACCTACTATAGCTACAGTCTTGCCCTCAAGTTTCTTGATAGGCTTCATACTTTCTCCTTTTAACTTACATTTGTCCGAAGCGAGTCATAGCGATACTCGTCGCGTCTTCCTCTTGCTTCAGCTCTATTTTTTAATCTTGCGATTTCTTGTTGGAACCTGTTTTCGTAAGTTGCTAGTAGATCTGGTTCACCCTTCATAAATGTATAGCCCTCGATCAAAGAGCCATAAAGCAAAGCGTCTCTGGCGTTATTTGATAGCCAGGTACCCCCTGTATTTGTGACCAAACTGGATGGCCTGTATAAATAATGCAATTCTACTGAGTAGTTTGCATCTGGTATTGGCGCTACAGTGATAGTTGTTCCAGAACTTCCAGAAGTGCTGTATTCCTTATCAAAGTCAGCGTAATATTTAGGCAGCCCTCTTAGGCTGGTGTCAGTAATATCAGGAGTAAACTCCTGCATAAAACTAGGGTGTTTCTTTTCCAGAAAATGATAGTCACTTGAACTATCTATAACTGCTAACGAAAAACTCAAGATAAAATCATTAGGACAAGTTAAAAATCTATTACCTGTCGTAAGACTACCTATTTGATTTTTCCTAAAGAAATCTTCTTGTACTAAATTAAATATACGATCTTCGGCATTTTTAACAAAATCTGGAATGGTATTGTTAAAAGTGGTCTCGTTATAATCGAGATAGTTTTGAATCAAAGTATACAATTCAGTATAAGTCATATTCTAATCCTGTCATTATTAGGTATTTACTTGTCCACCCATACCTGAGTGATTAGTACAGTAATAGTAAAGTGTTGGAGCTCCTGATGCAACTTCTATCTGAGTGTATGCACCAGAACTGCCTGGTGTTCCAGAAGTAGTAACTCCAGTTGTATATTCAGATCCTCCTGCGTGTGTTCCATTTGCTGTTGTTGAAAATCTCAGTGGATGTGTGCTGTTACTGCTATCAGATTGATCAAATCTATATATTTGTCCTTCTGTTAAACTTATTGTAGGGCTTACAGAACCATTCAAATAAAACTTGTTACCTGTTCCGTATGAATTAGTTCCTGTTGCTACAGTTACTGTGTAAGTAGTAAACGAAGAGGCCCCTGTTACAGTGACTGTACCTAATGCTGATGTGCCTGCTAGTCCTGTAAGAGTTACACTAGACCCTGTTATAGCAGTCACAGAAACATTGCCTACTGTACTTGTAGCACTGACTCCATCTAATACAGCTACGTTAGAAGGTACATTTTGTGTTGTTGTTACTACTCCTATCGCTGCTATGCAAGAAACCCCCTGATAATTAGATCCAATAGTATTTGAATCCATAGAGTTGCCTTTTGTTATATCGGTGTAAGTTACTACAACAAAACCATCGCCTACTTCTTCATCGTTGTTTGGTCTTGGCTTGTATAAAGCCTCTGGATCTACTACTACTGGCCTAGGATCAATTTGGGGAGCTTTTGGCTCAAAGCAAGATGGACAAGTTTTAAGATTGTTCCATTCTTCTCTAAGTTCGTGTAGTTTGTATTCAAAACCACATCTGTCGCAAAGTGCTTTTGCGAACTTTCCAACAGCATAAGCCACTAATAGCTACTCCTCATAGATGGTTTGATACGAAATGATGCTCTATCCTCATCTTGATCAGCGGCACGCCTAAATTCTTCTTCATAAGCTGCTTTCAACATTTGCATGCGATCTGGCGCTCTTTTTATTGATATATAGTATGCCAAACCTGCTGCAAAACATGGGTAAAAACGAAAAGGCATATCCATAGTGTTGATAGCCGTATCTGCATCGTCCATCCTGACTATTTTATTGAACAACAGAATATCTGTAGAATTTTCTGGTGATGGCCAAACTTTGATAACAGGTGTCGTCAGCTTGTCAAAGAAAAATTGGGATGGTCTGCTTTTAGTAGATTTGTTTGGTATGTTTAGATATTCAGACCTGCTTATCCTTGTCATGCTTATATCGGTTACTTCTGAGTTGACTGTTCTACGCAAAGACATATCAAGTATATCTATTACGTTTGCGTTAAGAGTATAAGATTCAGTGCCTTCTGTTAGAGCTTGCGTAGTTTGTTCAATTGTCCACTGGTTCAAACCCCTGTTTGCCCACTCAGCCAACATTAAATTAATTGATCTTTTAGCTGTTCTGAGGTCGTAGCCAGTTCTAAGCTCTATACCGCATCTTTCAAACGCTTCCTCTATGAACTCAGTTACATTAGGCTCAAAATCTGTACTGCCCGAAAGTGCCATTATTTTTTCTTTTTAGTACCTTTTAAAGACCTTTCAATTTGCGCAGCTTGTTTTGCATGCAGTCTCGAAGCGCCTTTTAATTCTTTAATAAGTTTTCTTTTTTGTGCTATTGATAAATCAGCCATCACTCGTCCTCCGCATATAGATTATCAAAAATTCTGTTTACGTCCAAGGTATAGTCTAAATCAGACTTTGAATAATGTATATGTGCAGACGGTTTGAAATCAGGTGCGCCTGAACCAGTCTCGAACCAGGCTGGATGTGTAACTCTCACCCTGTTATTTGGTAAAGCCACTATATTGCCTGTCCATTCTCCTGCATCTAAAAGCTCTAACACATGACTTTGTTTATGTTGCGCGGGATCATCAGCTATCTCATTCTCTGCATAATCGACAGTGAATAAATATTTTGCTGGATAAAAATTACCATCTATTTTGGCAAGCCAAGGACAGGGTGTTGCTCTGTCTAAAACATATACTGCGTGATGATGTGAAGAACAATCCCAAGGTTGAGCATCATGTACTGCCATAGGTTCGGGCCATTCTTCAAAAGGCGTATCACCAACAAGGGCTGTTATTGGCATCCTAGCCCACATAGCGCCCCCATGCACGTTTTCTTCTTCTTCACCCTCTGCTGGTATACCTGTGAAAATGACTTGAAAACTCAGACATCGAGTTGGCATTGTTGTTACAGCTATTGCCATGGCATGTAAAAATTCGCCATGATATTTTTCATGGTTGTGAGTATATTCTTTTCTAACCCAACATTTAAAGTGAGGTATGTTGCTTTGTAGGTAGGCCACTATCTACGTGATCCAACTCTACCGCCTCTCTTATAGCCTTTTGATTTCATCGCTTTGCCACCCTTTGCATAACCTTTAGATTTCATAGGTCCGCCCCTTTTCATCCCTTTGGATTTCATTGGCCCACCTTTTTTCATGCCCTTGGACTTCATAGGTCCACCTTTTTTCATACCTTTAGATTTCATAGGTCCGCCCTTACGCATACCTTTTGATTTCATAGGTCCACCTTTACGCATGCCTTTAGATTTTACCATTCCTCCAGCTGCATAACCTTTTGTTCTTTTATACATTTAAACCTCTACTTTTTCTTAGTTGCTTTTTTCTTGGCAGCTGGTTTTTTCGCAGCTGGTTTCGCAGCCTTTTTCTTAGGCATGTTTAAATAAATTCTTGTTTCTTCAACAGGCTCGTCTGGCCTTACTTTAGCATTTTGCCTAGCTTTTAACTTGGCTTCCATTTTCTTATCTGCTTTTGTAGCCATAATTTTCTCCTACGATATAGTCGTAACTTTACGACGATTACTCATAACTTTACCACAGCCTCTTGCTATGAATCCATTTTTTTTATTTGTGTTATTTTGCTTACGTGCAACGTCTCCTGTTGCCATTGAAACTCTTGCTTTCTTAGTATTCGCTACGACAGTTTTGCCTTTTGCTCCAGCAGCTTTCTTTTTTCTTGCTGTTTTAGCACGTTCTGCTTTTGATAAACTTTGAGCTTTGGCTTTAGGCAAACATCTGTCAGGGTTCTTTTTGTTTTTGCTTGTTCCGCAAGGTCCTTTGATAGAACCGTCTGTACCGATTCTAACCCAGTTTTGTTCTCTCCACTGCTTCAGTTGGCCCATTATCTCATTCTATCGGACATGACTCTGCCCTGACCTCTTACATTGAAGACTAAGCCACCACCTGCTTTTTTTACCCGTTTCTTCTTTTTAGAACCTTTTGCATAATTTGGATCTTTACAATATTTTGATGCAGCCATATTGGCATAAGCTGACGGGTATGTATCAAAAGTTCGTTTTGCCCAAGCTTTTCCTTCTGGACAAATCTTACCTCCGCTTTTTGCTTTTTTAGCCATTATTTTATTCTACCATGTTTTTTTCTTATCGCATCTTTACCGCGTCTGAAAATTTCTGCTTGCTTCGGCTTGCCGCCGTATTTTGATCTTTGCTCTCCAACAGTTAGTATCTGTATTTTTCTAGCAAAAGGTTTACGTATTTTTTTTACCTTTGCAACAGTATCTCTAGCATTTTGAACTGTAGCGTATTTTATAGATACAGTATCTTTTGGGTTTTCGTCTGTATACAAACGCCTATCGCTACCTTTTGGTTTTTTTCCTGTTCCTACTTTTGGGTCCTTTCTTTTTG